CGCTTCTATGTTTCCGGTAGCCACCAGACCTACATTGGAATTTGTGAGTTGGATTGTATTCGAGGATACGTTTCCATTGTCTGCTACATCTTGAAGAGTTGTAACGAGACCCGTCAAATGAGAACCATCACCTATGAAGCGCGCGGCTTCTACGTTTCCGGAAGCCTTGAGACCCACATCGGCATTTGTGAGCTGAATTGTATTTGAAGATACGTTTCCAATGTTTACAATAGCACTTAAACCCTGCTGCTCCACTACATCTATTCTAGATGCATTCGATGCCAAATCGGTTTCCAAAACACCCACTCTACTCGCATTAGATGCCAAGTCGGTTTCCAAAACATCGACCCTAATTGCATTAGATGCCAAATCAGTTTCCAAAACACCCACTCTACCAGCATTGGATGCCAGGTCCGTTTCCAAAACACCGACCCTAATTGCATTAGATGCCAAATCAGTTTCCAAAACACCCACTCTACCAGCATTAGATGCCAAGTCCGTTTCCAAAACACCTACTCTACTCGCATTAGAGGTCAGATCGGTTTCCAAAACACTCACTCTACTCGCATTAGATGCCAAATCCACCTCTAGGGCAACGCCTGTGAGTGTCGTGCCATCGCCCTTAAAATAGCTCGCTTCCACGTTTCCGGTAGCCACCAGACCTACATTGGAGTTCGTGAGTTGAATTGTATTCGAAGATACATTCCCATTATTTGCTACATCTTCAAGTGTGGTCACGAGGCCCGTCAAATATGAGCCATCACCAATAAAACGCGCAGCTTCTACGTTACCCGTTGCAACTAGACCCACATCTGCGTTTGTAAATTGAATTGTGTTTGAAGTTGTATTACCTTTATCGGTAATAACTTGAAGTGTCACATTTGAAAGAGTGTTGCCACCCCCAAAGTATTGAACCGCGTATATATTTGTATCTGCTCGTATATCACCCGCAACGTGTAGCTTGTGATCAGGTGTATCTGTTCCTACACCCATATCCCCAATTGTGACGAGGGCTGTGTCCGAATTGTTGAAGAATACTGTATTTGAGGTTGAATTCCCATAAGATGTCACCTGTTCGAGATTCACATTGGAGAGTGTATTACCATTCCCATAATAATACGAAGCGGTGACATTCCCAGAGACGTCTACATTTCTTGTAATGTTCGCATCTCGTGTAATATTCACATCCCTTAAAGCTTGAATATCGTTCGTCACAGACAATTTTTTAGAAACGGTTGCATTCCCCGTGAAATATGTTTCTCCAGATACGTCTAGATTTTTAGCCACACTTATATTGGAATTGGCGAAGACATTCCCGGTCACAGTGAGATCCTTCGTTATATTGATATCCGATTGCGCTATCATATTTTGAATAACTGTGAGGTCTTGATCGACGATTACGTTACCATTCGCATTCAATTCGCCTTGAATCGTGGCATTTTTAGAGACAGTAAGGTTTGACGTGGCTCTGGTTTCACCAGTTACATTCACATCCCCCGTAACATTTACATTTGAGGAAGCATACACATTCCCCGATATATCAAGATCGTTTGCAACACTTACATTAGAATCGGCGTATACATTCCCAGTTACATTGAGATCTTTTGTGATGTCCACATTTGACAATGCGTATACATTACCAGTCGTTGTGAGATCTCGGTTAACTTTTACGTCACGTGCATACACATCCCGGGTAACGGCAATATCGTTCGCGACTATCACATTTGAATTTGCAAATATATGCCCGGTAATAGTCGCATCTTTTGTTACTTGAAGATTTGAAGATGTTGAAATGTCTTCCGAAACGGTAAGATTCTTTGTGACGTCCACATTTGAGGAAGCATAGACATTCCCAGTCACGTTGAGATCTTTTGTGATGTCCACATTCGAAGAGGCATATACATTTCCAGTCACATTCACTTCAGATCCCGCGTACACATTCCCAGTCACGTTGAGATCTTTTGTGATGTCCACATTTGACAATGCATATACATTTCCAGTGATGTTCAACTCAGACAATGCGTTCGTATTCCCAGTTACATTTATTTCGGATTCTGCGTATACATTCCCAGTTACATTGAGATCTTTGGTTATATCCACATTTGAGGAAGCATACACATTACCACTCACATTGAGTTCTTTGGACACGTCAACATTTGAGGACGCGTAGACGTTTCCGGTAACATTTAATTCTGTCAATGCATTCAAATTTCCGGAAGCATTAATATCATTTGAAATTGAAATATTGTTCGCAAATAGCGTTTCGTCAATTTTTGTATCCCCGTGAACCACCAATATATTAGAGGCAGTGTCATCAACGTACAGGTTTGACCCCACATCGAGTGTGTGTACTGGTGAGGTATTTGCTATACCTACGTTCGAATCCGTTACAATAGATCCATACACATGAAATTTTACATTGTTATCTGCGTTCGGTGTGATGTAATGTTGGTACGCGTTGCTATCCGTGTATCCAATGAAAAATTCATCTTGTGCTTCACGGTAACCTATACCCACGTTGGATACAGCGGCTGATCGCGTCATGACAAAACCCAAATCAAACGCGGTATCTGATTCATAATTATTCTTACCAAGTTCAACAATCGAATCGTCGATTAAAAGGTTTCGTTGTGACACAAGTTGTGTGTCCCCCAAAACTTCCAGATTCCCAACAATGCAGAGTGTATCGGAAATAAATACATTACCAGTCACGTCCATTACATTCGAACCTGTATCATCAACGTATAGGTTTGACCCCACATCAAGTGTATGCACCGGTGAAGTATTACCTATACCCACGGGTCCATGTGCAATCAAACTCGCATTGGCGTTCTGAAACTCTGTTGTATATGGTGTCGTATTACCCACGGCTGTGACATCCTCCAATGTCTTATTAATATTATCACCTGAGTCAACGATCTCCTTGGTTACCACATTATACACCAGTGTATTGGCGGTGATACTTGAATCCTTCCTCACGGGTGCCACATGAAATCCATTTGTATTTGCATCAATCAATTGTGAAGATGCATTAATAATAATGGAATTAATGGTCTGTTCATCGGGTGTATATTTACCTAACCTGATCCGTTCGGAACGTTCGATGGTATTCAAGTTCTTTACCATTTATATAACAAGTCATTTTATTTTAGCAAAGTTCAGTCCAACCCGTCTTTTTATATCCAACAAATGTATCCTTTTCGGTATCGTAAACCATAAGACCTGGTTCAGGTTTTTTTATATTTTCAATCTGTGCGGTCGTCATACGGGGAAGTAACAACCCGCGAGACGTTGAATTTACCGCAAATGCTGCTGATGAATGTGCAGTTTCCGAACCCACGGTGACCGAACCATTGCCATCTATTGTCATGCTCGGTTGGAGATGACCATTTGGTCTTTTTGTATTAAATACAATACCCCCGGGACGCCCAGAACTTAAACCGGCATTTGCCTTTGTGTATGCATTTATTTCGGCGAGTTTATTTATTTTAATCGCCCTAACTTCACCGAGGGGTGAGACTATATCCGGAGTTTCATATATCGTAACTTTTGACTCGGCTTCTGTTGTACCAAAACCCACATTCCCCGCAGTTGAGAGGGATGTCCCAGGGTTTTCAAGAATCATTGTACAACTCGTATTACTTTCATTTTTCATTACAGTTTCAAGTGTTATTTGAGGAGCTTCAAAATTTTCAAGAACCTGTATTCTCTCATCAATTATAGGCAATTTATAATTTATATTTAAAACTTCAGTTTCTATACCCCCGACACTTGGTATGAGTTTTTCAAGTGGATCTATACGAAGAAGTTGATTTTTTATATCACTTATCTGATTTAGTGTATTTTTTTCCACAGTATTAATACGCCTTGGGGTATTTATTGCGATTTTCTTAACTACATCTTGTATATCACCCAAATCATCTTTAAATACACATTTTTCTTCTACATTTTGAATTCTTGTATCTAATGTGGGAAGCATTTCCAGTTCCTTTGAAACGTTCTTGAAATGTGTAAAAGTTGATGATAGTTGATCTTTAATTGGTTTGATATCTTTTATGTCATCTTCAAGTTTTTTAATTATTGGAACTTGCTCATTTAGATGAAAAACGTCTAGTCTCAATTGCGAAACATTTGGGATAGACTCGCCAATAAGTTTTATTTTTTTATTGACTTCTGTAAATTTTTTATCGGTGTTGGTAAACTTTTTTAGTTTTTGTTCAACATCCCCAATGCGAGTCGGTAAATATGATAAATTTTCAACATTATTTGTGACATTGGATAAATTAGTTTCAAATAAGTCTATTTTATATAATGATTTCGTTCTTTGTAATAATGAATCTGTTGTGGTTTTCAATTCTGGGACCATGACTTCAATATTTTCGATGCGGGACGCGTTCGATTCCAAATCTTCCTTAAGAGCTACACCTTGGAGATGTGTACCATCCCCTTGAAAGATGGGTGCCACTACCTTTGAACTAGATACAATGGCTCTGGATGAATGTATAGATCCCTGTGTATATAGGGATTCTAGATTAAGTGTCGCATTTTCCAAATCATTTAGTTGTTTAATAGATATGTTCGAAAGAAGACTTCCATCTGCATTAAGACTTTTAGTCACGGTTAGATTTTCATATGTATCGGGGATTTCCTGGTTAATTTGAATATTTGAAAGAAGACCTGCATCTCCCTCGAATATCTTAGCCTTTACAGTACCTTTCACATCTGTATCTTTGTTTATCGCCAAACAATTATTCTTTTCTGAGAATTGAATCTTAACGTCACCACCGCGACGATGCATAACAATTCCAACATCTACATCATTTTTAGTATTTCCTTTCGCAATTTCGAAAACTGGATTACTTGTATAATAATTTTCAACTGTTCTTGAATTCACAACATCGAGATTTTCCACCTCTAGGGATGGTATTTTAATTTTATGGCCACCCGTCTCTACGATTTCTTTCGTCGCTGGGTCATATGCGAGCAAGTTGGGGGCTGCTGCATTCCTAATGGGTGTCACATAAAGTCCGCTATTTTCAATGTTGTCAATCTTTGCATATGTTGCATTGAGGACAATCGAATTATGTGGTTGTGCACATCCAGTGAACCGTCCTAGACGTATTTTGTCTGTGGGTTGAGTCACACCAGTGTCTTTCACCATTTATATATTATTCGATTTTAATTTGCGTATATAAGGCCGGCCATTCCATTCTCAATTCTGAGAATGTTGTAATTTACGGCATAAATTGTATCATTTAATATTTCAGTTTCACTATGTATTTTTGCATTTTCGATGCGACTAAAATTTAGTGACCCGGTTGGTTGATGTAGGCTCGTTGTCAAACAGAATGGGTGCATGAAAATATCCGGACTTGTTACGAAGTTTGTGTGATAATACTGCGAAACATCCATAAAATGCGGCCTTGACCACCTATACGCGGTTAGATCAACTCCGTTTATACTGAGTTTGATTCTATTTGTTTCTGATGCAAGAGGACTTGACCCGGTGTTATTTGAACTCGCAATGAATTTCACTGGATGGTTAAAATTGAGACTTTGGATATGTTCAGCAGAACCAATGTTCTTCTGAACTTGGTAAATCAGCATATCGCGGGACCTTGATGCCATATTACCACGCTCCTCGTTGTCTAAGTAATAATAGTTTGAGTAACATTCCCAATTGTGTGACGCAGCAGCCGACCCCCAGCGAATGCGCAATTCGACATCATGATATTGAAGAGCCAATAACGGAATTGCGGATTGTGCACCTTCACAGAAAAAGAACCGAAGTGGGAAGAAGAATGAGTTTGAAGTACTTCCACCGGGGTGTGGACCAATTGAACTCTTTGAAACATTTTGTGCCAACATATCAACTGCAATATTTTCACAGAAAGACGAATCCTGTTCATCAATAATTTGACCACCGATAACCAACTGGACACTTTCAATTAAATCCTCCCATGCGTTTGTATCAACGGCTCTGGATCCGTTATCAATTACAAAATACGTATATCCCAGCAAATCACCGCTTCTCTCTATGCGTATCGTTGAGAGTGAATTGTTTTTGACAGCACCGTGTATAGTTTGTTTTTCAATAGATTGGGAAAAATTCGAATGTCTCTTGAAAGTCGAATTAAAAAATGATATCTCAGGATCACCAACGATATGTTCATCCTGAGCACCGATACACACTAATTGAACAATACCCGAAGACATTGTATACTACTTTAATATAAGAAAATTACAAGTTTGGTTTTCTACACATAAAGCGAATAACTAAAAAGTTATTGGCTGAGGTAGCAGGATTCTTGATGGTATTTCCATCTTGGTCGCGAATCGTAACCTTGAAACGATCAATGCTACGAATTGGGTCAATGTATTGAGTCACGATTGGATAATCTGCATCCTTAAAGGAAATGAGAGAATCAGCACCACCAGTGTGGGAAGTCTCATTAACTATCAGACTCGCAAATGAATTGCGAACAACTGTCATCTCAGATTGACCCCCGAGAATATTTGATGCACGGTCATTGAAGTTCGTATCAAGTTCTTCAATAGAAATATAACATTGTTCAGTACTCACTTGTGAGTGAATACTGGCTGCCAATAACCTTGCCTGAACCACATTTCGGATAGGCTGGTCAAGGTGGCATGTAAAAGTGTTGGCACTTGCTTGTCCAACAGAATCTATGGTTATAGTGTGATATTCTGAACTGAGATCTGGAACCCCAGTGGGTGAAGTAATCAACGCCATTTTATATTAGCTTAGATTAAAGATCCACCAATTCCATCTTCAATATCATAACTGGCATAATCATCAACGAGCTTTTGTGCACCACAAAGTCCACCCGGGGTCAAACCCTTAGTATAAGCACTACCCTTCTTGCCCTGACCGGGCGCACATTCCAATTTATTATCGAGACCGAAGATGGACTTTTCAGTCTTGGCCTTGATGGTGATTGGTCTGGGGCTGTACGCACTCTTGGTCGCAGAAAGTACGAGGATGATTGCCAGGATGACAACGATGGTTGTAATAGCATTACGGTTTGTTCGATTGAACTTGAACATTTATATTATATATATATTTTTTCTAAAGTGCGTTAAAGGTAATTTAATAGTTTCCCATTAGAGAGTAGATGGACGAAGAAATTGTCATTAGTCGAGGTGGTAATACTGTGATGAAATTGGACGCCGATGAACAGGCCCTGATGGAAGAAATTGAAATATCAGTTCCGAAACCTCAGCCTGTGCGTCGTCCCGTTGACCCAAAGCGTCCCAGACCACAACAACCACAAGAACCCATGGATGCATTTGTAAATCCAAACAAACAAACTGCACCAGTGCATACACAAGAAGACGAAGAGGTGGATTACGGCGAAGATGAACCCACATTTTTTGATGACGACGAACCAATGCGCGGCGGAGGGGAAGATTCCGAGCAGCCAACGAAGGGGTACACATCAGTCGAGGAAGAGAAAACTGATCTTCTTAATAAATTAGCTCGGCTTGAGAAGAAGGGATTTAATGTAAATAAGCGACTCAACGCATACTCTAATGTCGATGATTTGCGTTCCGAAGTAAGAAGAATTACATATAGCATTGATGTAGAGCAGTCTATTCGTTTTTCACGACGAATGTTGGTTGCCTGTGTAACCGGCCTGGAATTCCTAAATAAAAGATACAACCCATTCGAGATCCAGCTTGATGGGTGGAGTGAGAATGTAATGGAGTCGGTTGATGATTATGATGGGGTATTTGAGGAACTTTACGTTAAGTATAGGTCTAAGGTCGCTGTCGCCCCAGAAATAAAACTTATAATGATGTTGGGTGGGTCAGCTATGATGTTCCATCTTACAAACAGTATGTTCAAGACAGCCTTACCAAATATGAACGATGTTCTCAAACAAAACCCCGATCTTGTCAAGAATATGATGGCGGCTGCTCAAAATACAACACGATCCCCCGATCAACCCGCAATGGACGCCCCAGTTGGTGGAACTGGAGAAT